TATGAACCGATCAATATCCCGATCAGCGCGAATAAGTATTTATCAAACTGGTTCTGGGATCTTGAGGATCTCAGCCAGAAACAACTTGTCGTTTTCGCACAAGAGGAATATGGGGTTGATCTCCCCATCGAAGCAGGCCAGGAAAGACTTTTGAAGGCTGTCTTGGAACTATCTAAGGCGGCCCCACAGAACCAGGGAAGAATCGTTTTGATGGCCCACACGATCAGGATGAACTATGACGAGACACTTTCTGAGATCAGACGGATGACCGACAAGGGAATGTCAGAAGTCGAGACGATGGAGTTTGAGGCATGAGTGATGAGCTGGTGACGGGGTTCACTAAGGTAGGGTACACGGACGACGGAATGGTTTTCTTTATGACCGTGACATCTCTTGAAGGGAAACCTGTAAAGACGATTAACCAGTGGGCTCCCAAGACGGCACTTGAAGTCTCGGAAAGCCTTCGGGAGGCTGCAACTCAGGCCCAGTTAAAGAGGCAGGGGAAATGAGCGAAACAGCACAGACTCTTATCAAAGCCGCCCTGAGATCGATCGGGGTAATCGCTCCCGGAGAAACACCGACGGATGACGAAATCCAGGACGGCCTTGAAGCCATGAAGTTCATGTTCCGTCACTGGTCATCTCTGGACATTCGGATCTCAGAGGTCAAGGTTGAGAATTTCCCTCTTACCGGTGCGGGTTCCTACACAATAGGCTCAGGGGGCACGTTCAACACAGTCAGGCCTGCATCGATTCGAGGGGCCTATGTCAGGGATGCCTATAACTTCGACAACCCTCTCAAGATCATCGACGAGGCGAAGTACAGGGACCTGCACCTAAAAAGCATCGTGGCCGTGGCCGGGTACCTCTGGTACAACCCGACATACCCACTGGGGACGATCTACCTCTATCCTCTCGACGGATCGACGATTTATCTTCATTCCCTGAAACCCTTGACAGATCCGACCATCATCACGTCAAGTATTGCTTTTCCTCCTGAGTATGACGAGGCGATAAAGTTCAACCTGGCCCTGCGACTGGCCCCGGAATATGGGAAAGAGCCGTCCCAGATGGTCTTAGCCTTTGCGTCTGGAGCTATGAAGGACATCGAGAGCAAGAATTTTGCAGCTCAGATCAATGCGGTCAAACCGGAAGTTATCAAAATAGCAAGGAGGTACTCAATCGATGAAGGCTAAAATTATTTTGGTTTTGGCTTTTGTGTTATTCCCGTGTCTGGTACTTGCATCTCCATTTCTGGTATGCGATGCGCAGACCAACGTGGACAGTTATGCAATCTTCACGGTCTCGGGAACGACCTGTACTGCCAGCGACCTGTCCGGCAAGACTCCTGTCAGCACTCCGTACCCGCTTCACTACGATCTTGATGGACTACCATCGGGAGCGTTTCATTACTGCATCAAGGCCGTGAATGTATGGGGGCAGTCAAACGCCGTCCCTTTCGGATCGACAAAAGTTCTACCAGGAGAACCAGCAAATACACGGTTAAGCAATCAGTAGAGGACGGAGAGTGGTGGGTTGTTCTATGGTTAGGTAAGGAACCGAGAGATACATGGGATGAAGCGTGGGTAATCCTGTACGCCGAGATGGCTGGAACAGCAAGTGGAACGACAGACCTGAGCAGAGTGTTAGGTAGCTTCTTATTAGGACTTGAGGAGTAGATTTTGATGAATGAGAGATGTGTTAGAAGGCCATCCGGATTATGGACTCCCGAGGGAATCTACACTCCTACAAGATTCTTGCAGGGTATCCAGTCAAGAAGGCTTGGTGTATTTCGAACTAAAGCCGGAGTTAGCACTGAGGTAGGGGCTGGGACAGGAGTTAAGGCGGCTACTGGTGGAGTTACCCTTGTCGGATACACAGGTCTGGGGGGGAATCCGGTTGCGATTGAGCAAAATCGTCTTTACGGTATAAATGGAACCTATGCAAGTGCCTATAATGTCGCTGTAGCGACAGGATACGCCGTAAAGGGTTATGTGAAATTATCAGAAGGTGAAACAGAGAACATGAAACTGTGCATCTATACGGCTGCTGACAATACCCTGAGAAAGGTATCATCGGTTAAAGCTGGCGGGGTTACTGGTTGGAACGAATTCACTTTTGATGGGACATATCAGCTTAACTCGGCTACCGCGTACCATCTCCAGGTCATAGGGGATGCTGGATATATTCATGTTGACACCTACGATGGCCCCGATCCTGATGATACATATATGGTGTCAAGTTACACCAGCCCGGCAACAACTTACAGCCCAGGAGATTTTCTTTATGTGACGGCGTGTATTTACATAACGAATTGAGGATTTGGATGAAACTAAAAACACTGCCCCTAATCTTATTGCTCATGTTGATGGCTTCTCCGATTTGGGCCGACACGGTATATTTCTCTGAAACATGGTCGGATGGGAACTCTACTGGGTGGTCCATAAACATGAATCCCGATGAGGATTCTGCTGATTCCACGGAAATCTCATTCGACATTAGGAGAGGCCATGGCTGGCATATTCAATAGACTCTGGCAGAAAGCCAGAAATCTCAAGTCCAAGGAGGGACCAAAATGTTACAGTATAGAGGTAAATCGTTGTTTCAGTATTGGAGACTCCGCACACTTGCAAAAAAAGTACGGTCGGGGATCGTTCCGAAGGGAGTCCCGGAGACAGAGATTTGGGAGGCGCTTAGGATCACTCGCCCGCGCGGTGTGGTCGAAATCTTTGGGACGCTTTATGCGAAGGTCTTCAACCCGGACGGGACCCTGAAATGTGACCATGGACTCGTTTCGGTCAGAGAGGTCACAGCGGCATTTGCTAAACGCCTTGTCGATGCCATGGTGACTTCCGGGGATATTGTGGACAACTTCCAATATCACAAGATGGGAGCTGGGTCCACGGCTGAAACGGATACAGAAACGGCCCTAGCTGCTCAGCAGGTAGGGGCCACCTCCGGAACTCAGACCCATGGGACATCCTCACAGATTTTTCAGACCGTGGGGACGATTACCGCAGGATCTGCCTATGGTTGCCGGGAACATGGGATCTTCAACGCCTCTACGGGTGGAATCCTTCTTGATCGGTCTGTTGTAACGGCCATCGATCTGAACACCGATGACGTGGTGACCTGGACCTACAATTTGACGATCAACGCAGGGGGTTGAGTTTATGCAGTTTCTAAATTCTTGGGCCTGGAGGAAGCTCTATATCCCTCCGCACAAGACAGCGCAGAGGAATGTGGTTGTCCACGTCGAAAGGCTGAAGCTCTCTCCGTATCATGGGGAGATCGATTGGTCGAAATACCGTAGGAACCCTACTGTTTTCATCACGGGCGACGGACAATCGATGATCGAGGATACCAAAGAGTTCGAATCTTGGGGTATCCCCCACGACCTCTACGCTGTCAATCGGAGTCTGGTTTATCACCAGAGACAGGTAGATCACTGGGCGGCGATCGATCTTGAGGAAAGTATCTGGTTCGCCGAGAACATAACGGAGGCCCAGGAGCGTGATCGTAGGGTTGTAAGGCACACAATCGGTTATTGTCCAACGGCCTATGATATCGGCTGGGAGATGGATTATCCCTTCGAAAATGACTATCAGAGGCGCGTGTGGGCAGGGAATTCAGGGTACTTTGCGATCTTGACGGCCCTTCACATGGGCTATGAGAAGATCATTATCGGGGGGATGGGACTCCGGGCCGAGCCCCACTGGTATGAACACAAAGACGCCGAAGGCCCCCGGTGGGCTGGGATCGTCTATACTCAGTGGATGGATTTTAAGACACTTGTTCCGGAGGCCGAAAAGTGCCGGAGTATGTCCGGCTATTCGGCCTTTATTTTGGGAAAAGCTGACAAAGAATGGGTATAGGAAAGGGTTGAAATCACGACGATAGCCAAGAGACACACTTGCAGACATGACGTTGACCCGAACGTACCTTGTGTGGAAGAGGATATTTAAGTGGCCAATGAACTGACAGGACTTGTTAGGCGAGCCTTAAACAACATCAGGACCAAGGCTGGCACTTTAACCTCCAACGCCACCATTGCCAAGTGGATAACTCTCCTACGGACAAAGACCGGGGTCCTGACCTCCAACGCCACTCTTGAAAAGTTGAGTGAACTTCTCCGTACAAACCTTGGGACTCTCACACTGGTTGGTTCTTTCTCAAGGTTACTGAGTAACTTTAGGACACGCACCGGAGAGATCACCTTTCTTGGATCTGTTTCTAGGGGAATTTTGCCATTTTCCAAAACGATTATCGGCTCCCTACTTACTTCGGGAGAAGTGATCACTGTCCACGTTTTAAGATACCTACAGAATAAGTTCACTCAGGTTCTTTCATTTTCTGGAATAGTTAATGGAATAAAGAGTTCGGCAGGTGCGTTTGTAGGCACTTGTGCTTCAGCTTTATCATCTTCTGGATTCATATCTCGTCTATTATCAAAGTTAAGGTCTTACTCTGGAGTGGTTTCCATTGTTGGAGTCTGTGCTAGAGGTATTTCATTACTTTCCAGGATCTACTCTTCTTCAATATCTCTCTCCGGAACGGCAGGACGGTTACTCTCGAAGTTCAGGATGTATTCCGGAACTGTGTCATTTGGAGGTATCTACTCAAGGGGACTATCCCTGTTCCGTGGGGTATATTCAGGAAGTTTATCCTTATCTGGACAACTTTCAAATGCCATTTCTCAAAGGCTCATAACACGTATTGTTTCCGGGATCGTATCCTTTGCAGGACAAGTGAGCGGCATACTTTATACAGGAACGAGTGGGGTTCTTTCCTTATCCGGATCATTCGTAAGACGCCTTGTTCTAGCAAGGGAAAAGGTTTCAACTCTTTCTATTTCAGGATCTCTTTCTAAGCAATTTTCTTGTTTCGAACGTTATGTCGGGTATCTCTCACTTAACTCGATCCTAGAATTTGTCAAAACCGGTGGGGCTGCGGCGATCTCTGTCCTGGAGAACGGTTTGATTTCTATTACCGGGACTTCATCCAGGAGAGTTCAACTCGCGATGGCATATTCTGGTAGCACCTCTTTCTCGGCGGGATACACGCATCAGTCTGGATTCTTCAGGGAACTTTTCTCAGGAGTTCATCCCTATGCCGCTGATATCGGTGGTGGAGCGGGGGTGACGGGCGGAAAATTTATGATGGACATGACGTTGGGGGTCTGACATGGGAAACAATCTTGTGAGCAATCCTATTGTACTTGATACGGTTGGGGCGGTTATGACCGGAAGACTAATCTCAATTTATTCGGTCCAATGGGTCGATCCGACAAACGTTGGGAATGCTATCCTTCTTAAAGATCAGTACGACAATATCATTTTCAAGGCTACCTGTGTTGTGGCCAAGCAGAGTCTCATCAAATATTTCGAACCCGGATTCAACTTCGTCGGGCTTAATCTTTCGGCTCTGACAAGTGGAGAGGTCCACATTCTCACGAACTATGTTCAAGAACAAATTGGGAAGACTCTACCCTATAAAGATTAGGGGGTGATTTTGATGCCTTGCAAGGGAAAGAAGAAAGGTAAGGGGAGACGTAGATAATGGAGATCCCGTTCGTCGGTGGGGCCTACAAAGGTTCCTCGACAAACATCAATGCTCAGATCTGTCAGAATCTGTTCCCGATTGTAGACAAGCAGGGAGGGAAGGCGCTGAGTCTTGTCGGGACGCCTGGACTATCATTTTTCTGCACTCCTACTCTACCTGAGCACACAGTAACAGGGAAACTCTCTTTTGCCGGTTCAGTCACGGGTAATCATAAAAATGGCACAACCCACAGTGTAGACGTGACACCTTCCGCTGACCTTCCCATCTCAGCAGAGACCAGGGGCCTTCACGTCATGGGGTCATATCTCTATGCCGTGATCGGAAGCACTCTCTATCGAGTGGATACAAGTGGAAGAATGACGGTGATGAGAGGTGGGTTATTTACCTCCACCGGCCCAGTGTGGATGGAGGACAACGGAACTCAGTTGATGATCGTTGACGGGACGTATGGGTATATTATGTCGGGGACGACCCTTTCCCAGATCACAGACACAGACTTTCCAACACCTTCCTCTCTTACCTATCAGGACGGGTATTTCATCGTGTCTTCGAAGGATACAGGTCGATTCTACATCTCGGGCTCTTATGATGGGACTGCTTGGGACGCCCTGGACTATGCCACGGCTGAGGCCTATCCTGACAACCTTCAGGTAGTGATTTCAGCCCATAGAGAACTTTGGCTCCTCGGGAAGGAATCCTATGAGGTTTGGTACAACTCCGGGGATGCGACTTTTCCATTCGAACGGGTTCCGGGCGCCACGAATCGCCTTGGTTGCATCGCCCCGAAGTCGGTGGCTGAATACCAGGGGACCGTCGCCTGGCTCGATAACTTCAGGCAGGTACAGGGCTCAAGTGCCTACCAGACACAAAAGATTTCAACGGAGCAGATTGACTATCAGATTTCTCAACTCGATACCGTCACGGATGCGATAGGATTCATCTACTCGCAGGAAGGGCACACATTTTACGTTCTAACTTTTCCTTCTTGCAATAAAACATTTTCATATGATTTCGTGACAGGCGTATGGCACACAAGGGCATCAGGCCCCTTTGATCTCCGTCATCCGGCGAACTGTTACTCATACTTTGAGGGGATGCACATTGTTGGGGACTACGGATCCGGGAAACTCTACAAATACGATCTCTCCACGTATGACGACGACGGGGTTGAGCTCAGAAGGATTCGGGCAGCTCAGGCCGTTCGAGCGGACAGAAAGGTCGTCTTTCATTCATCTCTTGAAGTGGAGTTTGAGGGTGGCATGGGTCTTGCCGTTGATCACCCTGATATTGACAGCGGCGACGATCCCCAGGCCATGCTCCAATGGTCTGACGATGGCGGCCACACTTGGAGTAATGAACACTGGACGGATATCGGAGTCATAGGAAAATACAAGACGAGGGCAATCTGGCGAAGACTCGGATCATCGAGGGATAGGATTTATAAAGTGACGATCTCCGATCCGGTCAAGGTGGTTATTCTTGGAGCCTATCTTGAGGCGAATGCGGGGGCAGCATGAGCAAACTTCCTGATCCTCCATTGAGAGATAAAGACAGAGCCAGTATGGTATGGGATGCATGGTTTCGTGAAGTGGGGAAGATGGTCGCTGAGATACAACCTCACATTCCGGACACCTCTACACCTGATCATTCGGTCTCAAGTTGGGCTGAAGTGGATGCTGCTATTTATGCATTGGGGGACGCTTTGGCGTTAAAGATCAATACAATTCTGGCGGCCCTGGAAGCGGCTAAAATTTTAGAAGAAAATGGAGGGGGAGGATAAGACACCCTAATGGATGAATTAGAAAGAGTAGAAGAAAAGTCAATCGTTCCGAGTCGCAGGATCAGGGAATTTATACTTTCTCTTGAAGCAGAAATGTATAAGATGCCTGGGGCCATGATAGGGGATTCCTGCCCCTTGACTCATACCTTTGCCGAAGGAATGTATATCCGACAGATTACCATGCCGAAAGGAATACTATTTGTGACGAAGATTCATAAATTCTCTCATCCAGCTTTCATTCTGTCAGGTGATGTTTCCGTTTTGGAAGAAGGGGGAGCGAGAAGGGTTAAGGCACCGGCCTCATTCATTACTGCAGCCGGCACGAAAAGGATTGTCTACACAAACGAAGAGACGGTATGGACGACCGTTCATTTGAATCCAAACAATCACAGATATATCGATAAAATAGAGGAAGAGATCATAGCAAAGAGTTTTGATGAAATTGAAACACTTATCGAGATTGACAAGATTGTGGAGGTGCTAAAATGACTTGGGCCGCGATAGCAGGTGGGGGGGCCGCATTAGGAGGAAGTCTTCTTTCTGGTTTATTCGGATCTAATGCAGCCGACGAATCATCGGATGCTCAAGAGGATGCCCTCGGATTGCAGAGAAGTATGTATAACCAGGGTCGTGCAGACCTGGCTCCGTGGCGCAGAAGAGGAAGACAGGCGACGACTGCTCTCTGGCAAAGGATGAAAGCGGGGCCAGGGGAATATGAGAAAAGCCCTTACTATGATTGGTTGCAACAGCAAGGGACCCAGGCACTTGAGAGGGGAGCTGCGGCCCGTGGAAATCAATTCAGTGGGGCGGAACAGAAAGCCTTGACTCAATATGGCCAGAACCTTGCATCGACCGATTACGACAACTGGCTGAACCGATGGTACAAATCCCTGACTCCATATCAGAATATGTCTAGCATGGGATTGCAGGCCGCCGGGGCCTCGGCAGGCCAAAGCCTTCAAGGTGCAAATATGTTGGGGAATACTATGGCCGGGATCGGAGAGACACGAGCCGCCGGACAGTTAAATTGGGGGAACACCGCACAGCAGGGTGGGAACCAGCTCGCCGACTTACTTTACAGGATTCTGGGGAATCAGGGCACAACCCCACAGGCTGCCGGAGCTCCAAACGACTACAACCAGAATTTTTACAATTATTACGGTAGAGGCGGAACATAAGGAGGTCGGACGATGGGAATAAATGAACTAATCGCGCAGGGTTCTACCAGAGTTCCGGCATGGAACCTCTTTGAAACCGAGAGGAACGCCTTGGTTAACCAGGGGCTCCGTCAAGAACTTCAATACAGGCCGGAGAATCAAAACTGGCTTCGGAAGTCCAGGGAGATGGAGGTTGAAAAATTTGGCCTTCAGAAAGAAAGGGCCGCTCAAGAGAAAGAAGCGTGGGCTCAAGAACAAGAGATGAGGCCCATTGAAACAGATATGAAAAAACGGCAATACCTTTCGATTGTTGCGGACTGGCTAGACCCTGATAATTATGAGCAATCACGGGATCATCTTATTAAGGTGAACAAGATCCCGGAACAGTGGCTACCGAAGGCTGATTATTTCAAGAGTGACGATCCAGAGTTCAATAACTATGCTTTTCGTGTGTGGCAAAACAGGGTCAAGAGTGGGGCTATCGCTCCGATTGAGAAAGCGAAGTTGGGACAGAAGGAAAGAGAGATTGGCCTTAGAGAAAGAGAACTCGACATTGAAGAGCAGAAGCTAACGCAACCCAAGGAAGTGTCCAAGACCGAACTGGGGAAGATGATAGGGGAATACAACGCTCTCCCGTCTGGCGACCCAATGCGTAAGGTATATGAGCAGAAGTTCGCTGGGAACGGTTTAAAAATGAAGTTTGATGAAAACGGAAAACTTGTTGAAATCACCCAAGGACCGCTCGGGGCCGGTGGAGGTGGAATGACTCCTACCACAAAGACCTCCGTACAGACAAAACTCTTCAACTCAAGAGAACAACTTTCACGTCTTGATTTGATCGAGAGAGACTTCAAACCCGAGTATCAACAATTAGGTCCCCGCCTAAGTGCAGCATGGACAGGGATCAAGGCAGGCCTCGGAAAGGATGTCCCACCTGAACAGCAAACATTTTTGACGGATTTCTCGAAGTATAAGCGCAAATCGATTGAAAACATCAATATGTACATCAAGGAGATCACCGGAGCTCAGATGTCAGAGTTGGAGGCTAACCGTATCAGGCAGGCTCAACCCGACCCTGGAGAACACTGGTACAGTGGGGATGATCCTATAAGTTTCAAGGCAAAACTCGACGATGTGATCATGTCAACCAAGATGGCGATAGCCCGATATCAATGGTACTTGACAAAAGGGATGACCGATGACCAGGCAAAGGATCTTATCAACAGAGATTCGGCTATCCCTCTCGGGTCAATGCAGGATGTTATCCAGGAACGTGGGAAGGACATTGAAACCGAGTTGAAGGATAGCAAACTAACCCCCAATCAGTTGAAGGGCACGGTTAAGCTAAGGCTTCAAAAGGAATTTGGATTATGACGGATTACTTTGCTGAACTTTTAAAAAAGGAACCCGAAGAGGCTACTCCCAAAGGGATAAACTGGGTTGATGAACTGCTCAAAGGTGATACCCAAGGAGGACAGGAGCCTCCTATTGGAGGGACCTATGTTCCCCGGAAGTTCACTCCTGGGGGGACGTCCGGCACATCCGCTATCACTGGAAAGCCAATAATGGAATACTACCCTGGAAAGGAGCCTGAAGCCTCTTTTGGGGCTCAAATGAAGGCGACCTATGCCGATACACCTTGGGGGAAGATTAAGGCCTTTGCAGCGTCAAGGGGGGTAGCTACAGATGAAATTCCGTCTCGATACCGGGTAAGCAAGGGTGGCCAGATCGAGTTCAAAGACAAGGAAGGAAACTGGAACAGAGAGGTTGGAGAAGCTAAAGAATCAAAGTTTAAAGGTTTAGCAGCCCAGGTTGCCGGTCATCCATCAACCTATCTTGGAACGGCGGGCGCGGCTGTGGGTGGTGTCCCGGGAGCGGTTGGCGGTGCCATGATCGGGGAGGTTATCCGAAAGGGAGTCGGCAAGACAGTTTTTGGGGAGAAGATTGAACCGTGGAGTGACCTCACAGACATTGCGATGGAAGGCGTTTTCGCCCTCGGCGGAGAGATGTCCGGGAAATTGGTATCGTCTGTCTTCAACCGTTTCCTGTCTCGGAGGGCTGGAGTGGTAGCAAAGGCAGGGATAGGAGCTAAAGAGGCCGTTTTGACCACAGAGGATCACGCCAAAGCCCTCATGTTGAAGGCCCTGGCTCAGAAGCATGGGATAGAGCTCGGACCTCATCAGCTTTACGATAAACAGAGCATTTTGAACACCTGGAAGTACCTGAGAAACCATCCTCTTACCTCTGACCCTATCAAGGCGTTTGAAGATGCCCAACAGGGGGCTACCGAAGAATCGATCCAGAAGTTCATACGGGAGATGGGGGGCTACAAGGAAACGCCGACTGCCCTGGGTGAGAAGTTGGAGAAAACGGCCACGGGGATCATAGACAAGGCAGAAGCAACCCGAACGAAGATGGTGGGGCCAAAGTATGAAAAGGCAGCGGTACAGGCTGAGGCCGCGGGAGGGGTGGAATTAAAGCCGGCACTGGAGCGCCTTGACACCATGATCAAGAGCTATCCGGAAGGTCCGGGTAAGAAGGCTCTCCAAGGAGTCAAGAAGTCCCTTCAGACGATGAAAGAGAAACCGCTTGAAGAAATGGAAGGGGCTCCTATTCCTAAAATGGGATCCAAGGGTCTTAGCATCAATGAACCATCGTCCGGCGTTTTTGACATTAGGAAATGGGTTTCAGAGCATGGCAAGATTGCTACTACTCGAAACATAAAAACAGGCAAAATTGAATCTCCTGGGATTGATATGACAGCCCTTCAGAAAAGGGAGGGGGCGGCTGGGGTTGATAAGACGTGGCCTTTTGCAAAGGTTGACTCAGGGAGAGGATACACTTTTGACGAGCTCTTCCAGGAATTGAAGGCTGAAGGATTTCAGGGAACTATTGACGATGCGGCTGAAATGCTTGAAAGCCAAATGACGAAGGGACCTAAAACAAAGGCCGAAAAAGAGCTTTATGAATACTTTGGTGAAATGGGGAAAGGTATTGGTGAAGAAGTTCCGATAGCTGGTAAAGAGGGGGCTGAGTTTGTTGCCGAGCGTGACCTCCGTAAGATCCAAAAGGCCATCTTCGACCTGAACGACCTCATTGAAGGGACGAGCCAGGAGGCCGCCCATATAGCGCCGTCCTCCAAGAAGGTTTTGAACCGTGACCTTGAAATGCTCAAGAAGGAATTGCTGGCGTCCATCGAGAAGGTATCTCCAGAGTTTGCCAAAGCCAACAAGCTCTATGAAAAGATGAGCCCTCCGATCGACAGACTGAAATCCTCTGTCATTGGGGAGCTGACCCGGATGAAGGCCGACAAGACGATAGCCGGAGCTATCCACAAGGTTCTTGACGTCTCAAACATGCCAGACCCTGAGCTCCTCCGAAGGGCCAAGACTGTTATTCAGAAGAAGGACCCGGACCTCTGGAATGAGATGGTCGGATCCTATGTGAGAGACGTCTTCGAATCGCTTAGGGTGACGGAAGAGGGACATGTGGTCAACGCCGCCGGGAAGCTCTACAAGAGGCTCTATGGAGGCAAGCAGGGCGAGATTATGAAGGCTGCCCTCGAGGGATTGCCTCAAGAGCAGACCTTCAGGGAGCTCATGGAGATCTACCAGAAGGCGGCGGTCGGGTACTCCAGGGAGAGCATGACGGCTCAATTTCAACAGATCGGCAAAGGTCTTGAGGGTCAACTCGGGACAACGGCTTATCAGTTAGCGAAGGCTCCGAAAGACACGGTTGTCGAATGGACTCTTGGAAAGTGGAACGACATGTGGATGTCGGGACGCCAGAAAAAGCTACTCGATGCCCTGACGTCACCGGAAGTAATAGACAAGTTGAAGAAGTTGAAACAACTTCCTCCGGGGAGCAAGAAATTCATTGAATCTTTTTCTGTGTTTACCGCTTTCGTTTCAGACCGGTATATAGAAGGGACGCCATGAGGCAGAAGAACAAACCAAATCCGAGGCCAAGGAGAGCCATCATTCCGATAACCCATAGCCTGTCATACATGGGAAGAGGGGTGGGTTTAAAAAAATCGGCTATGGCGGGTAAAATCCACATGGCAAGTCCGACACCTATAATCTCAAAAGAGCGTGGATGCCATTTCACAAATCCTATTCTACACCAGGAGAACTCAAATGTCAACACTTTTACCGTACCCAAGATTTAAGGCGATCGACGCGGCCGGAGTCCCATACTCCGGGGGCAAGGTCTATACCTACCGGGCGGGGACGTCCACAGCTAAGGCGACGTACTCAGACATGGCCTGCGCGACTCCCAATGCTAACCCCGTGGTGCTTGACTCAGCAGGAGAAGCCACGCTCTACCTCAAGGGGAAGTACAAGATTGTCCTCAAGACTTCCGCCGATGTTCCTGTCTGGACCCTCGACAACGTCCAGGGTATGGGGGATTGGGAAGAGTCGGCCTTCTACCCAGACTACAATGAGACAGACCAGGGGGCCGCAGGAAGCGGGGCATCCATGAAGGACCTGATCGATTGGATAGCCTCAGAAAACGCTACCCTGATCCTGGCCCACAACTCTGGAAGCACAACCACCACTTACACTCTCTCGACCTCTGAAACTATTCCCTCCAACATTTCCTTGAAAGTCCAGAAGGGAGCCAAGATATCAATCGGGGCAGGAAAAACCCTGACGATCAACGGAAACATCGATGCCGGAGACTGGGAGATTTTCACAGGCACCGGAACCGTGGCAGGTTCCCCGCTCAATGCGATTATGCTTTCCGCCTGGTTCAATGCTGGCCTGACGAACAGCACGAATCCTTCCGGGGCCCTCAAAAGCATAGTGGCCTCTGGAGCTCAGGGAGATATCTTCTATCATAACGGAACGAGTGTGGTGAGACTTGCCGCAGTGCTGAGTGGAGATATGTTGGTAAGTGGAGGATCTGGTGGAAATCCATCATGGTCTACATTGAAAACAACACTCGCCAATAGGATACAAGTGATCCGTAAAACGGCGGATCAAATAGTAAATAACTCAGCGACCACCGTGAATGACACCGATCTTAAATTTCCTATTGAATCTGATGGAATATGGGCATTTGAACTGTGGCTTCAAATCAATTCAGGTTCTACCCCTGATTTCAAAATTGCCTTCGCTGTTCCTGCATCTGCCCTGGCTGAATTTCAAGTCTCTGGGGATATGGGAAAGGCGGGGACTGGCGATACACCGGTAGCCATTCTTAATGATTTGGCAGCGGTCGCAGTAAGTGGTAGGGCAACAGAAGATTTTGTCGTAATGGTACGAGGAAAAGTGGTGGCTGGAGGAACCGCCGGAAATGTTCAATTCAAATGGGCTCAAAATACAGCAAATGCTTCGGATAGCATCGTCAGGGCAAATTCGCACTTTATTTGCCACAAGTTGAATTAGGAGGAGAAGATGAAAAAAATCTATTTAATTTTATTTGTCTGTTTTCTTTTCGTCTCGGTTGCAAACGCTTGGGAACCGTGGGGTGACTGTACCGGAGGAAGAACACTCAAAGTGATGATCTCGCTACCCAAGGGATGCACTCAAACCTTTGAATTTTTGGATACTCATTGGAAATGGACTGGGAAAAATAAGGATGTACTTTATGTCGAATCGGGAGATTTCCGATATTACTTCCCGGGAAAAAGTATACTTTATTTCATAGAAGAATGTTTGACTGATCCCGCAGTAGAATAGAGGAGTGAACTCATGGACCTTGAATCTCTCTTGGGCGGAGGCGGAAGCGGACTTGTGGCGAGCATTGTGGCGGCCTTTGGGTTCAACCGGAGGCTCAAAAACGTTGAATCATGCAAACAGGAAAAGACCCTGTGTGAGCAAATCCATAAAGGGACAGACCAGAGACTTGACCGCATCGAGCAAACTCAGCACGATATTTTCTCTGAACTAAAGGACATGAACGATTATGTCCGAAACCGGAAGTGAGATGAACCTCGACAAAGAACGCAAAGAGTGTGTCGCCGATCTAAGAAATTCCTGGATCTGTCTTGACGCCATCTGGCATCTCTTCAAACATGGGAAGATGACGGACAAAGATTTCAGGGAGAGGATGGACGGGCAACTCAAGAAAACGGAAATCATTCTGACGGATTTATCAAAACTGGGAATGTGATGGACACTTTCGGATTAAGTCTCATCAAGAGACATGAGGGATTAAGATTAAAGGCATATCGGTGTACATCTGGAAAACTAACGATCGGTTATGGACGTAATCTTGAAGATCGCGGCATTGATGAATTGGAAGCCGAGAAACTTTTTGACCGAGATTGGCACGACGCTGAAGATGGCGCAATGACTCTGGTAAAAAACTGGAATCAACTCTCACAGAATAGAAAGTCTGTTCTGGTCGATATGGTTTTTCAGATGGGATTAGAAGGGGTCAAAAAATTTCAGGTAACATTATTTCACATCGAAAATGAAAATTTTCAAACCGCTGCGTTTCACATGCGTAATTCATTGTGGGCGAAGCAAACTCCCGAACGTGCGGAGGAGGATGCCAAATTGATGGAAGAGGGTTGAAATGACAGGATCTCCATTTACACCTTGGCAGTGGCTCATCTTGTTGGCGATATATCCCTTTGTTCGAATATGGGATGGGATTAAAGGAATATTTGTGAAGAAAAAAGATAAAGAAGAGCAGTCAGATAGAGACTGCAAAGGAAGGAGGTGATACAAGATGAGTCCAAGTGCAATTAACTGGATTACGAACATCGTGGCGTTTCTGTTGGTGGTGTTGGAGCCCTTGAGGGCCTATTTCGGAACCCAGGCTTTCAGTTGGGATACGTTCCTGCTGTGTCTGGGTGGCGCGGTGATTGGGTATTTCACGGGGAAAAGCGCGCTGTTCAAAAAGGCTGTGGTGTGAGTCATGGCTGAGCCAATTCTTAAAGTCGAGGATCTAGGAAAACTCGTAGGAGGTCTGCTTGCAGGAGGAGGGGTTACGTCTATCGCTGATGCGGTGACGCAACTCCTCATCCTAATCAATCACCTGTCCGAGGACAACCCTGCTAAGGCGAACAAGGCGCGCCGAGAGGCCTACAACCGTCTCATGGGCGTGATCAAGGAGATTCAGAATGCGAAAGAGCAGGATGTTTCTGACTTTGTTGCTCATTTTAGCGACATCATGGATTCTGAGTAGCGGATGCGTCACCACTCCGAAGCCTGCCATTCCAGGGATCCCCGATGGCTACGTGATGATGAAGAAAGAAGTATTGACGGATCTCATGGAGAAGTGTGTTCGATGCAAAACAGAGCTCGCCGAGTGCCTTGAGAGAGAGCGGATTAAACAGTAATGCTTCATTTGTGAGTTTTCATTCCATCTGCTCCACCTTTGCTCCACATAAAAAGAACACTTTCCTCAATGATATTGGGCTGGGGGACGAGGATTCGAACCGCGTCCCGCGTTTATTCTCTGTACCGAATCTGTACCTATTTTTGATGGCATTTCTTCAATTACTTCGTACTTAACGACCATGTTGTTGGCATAGACGCACACCCTATAAAATCAGCTATTTGGACTCTATCGAGTCCGGGTTTGAACCGGGTGGTGCGTTTGTAATTGTTTCATGTATTGCAAATCAAACATGGTTCATGCTCTGGTTCGGGCCACATTTCAATCTGTGAATTTGTAGCAGTTCTCATTTCTCTTAAATTGAATCCTTTGTTCCAGGTAAATCCATTGGATTTTTCCATGCTCTGTTTCTCCCATTCTTCTGCAACCACATAGAGTATGGGATGATGTTTATAGAGATTCTTCCAATCACGCTTACGCTGAAACGGACAGCAAAAACAGGAAACGCTGGTTCTCCAATCATATACTGGTGAAATGAGATCATGTTTCTGACACAACTTTTTAGCATCCGATTTAGACATGTTAGCTTCAACTAACGGATACCATTTGTCTCTGATTCGATTTGGTTCATCCACCGCAATCCCCACTCCAACTTCACAAGATAAGATATTATTTGCATCAAAATAATATTCCTGCGATGCTATTTTAAGATCGGATGTACACCACCTTCGATTAAATGATGGCAGTAAATACCCCCGGTGAGTCAATTTCTGGAAAAAACTTCCATTACTTACAACGTTCAATTTACTCCCTGTTTTTTGGGATAATCTCGGAAGTATCCAATAGGTTTCTGGAAGCTCGGCCCCCGTGTCTGAGAACACCATTTCAAAATCTTCCCCACGTTCCCATAAAAGAAGAGCCATCGCCGTTGAATCTGCACCGCCTGAAACACAAATATATTTCATATTGTTATTTCTTCCCTTTCATCCCACACAGCATGGCATAGTTTACAAATCCCAAGACAGGTGCTTCCGGTTATACTGATGACCCTCTCCCCAGCTAAAGGCATAGGGCGAAACAAGGTCTCGCAGTTTCAGGGCATCCTCAAACGATGGCATGATTGGGTAATCCCGGTCCTTGCCGTTCTTTGTATTCCTGAAGGTGATCTTCCCAACTGTCCGGTCAACGTCGGTCTTCCTAAGCCGGATAGCCTCACATGGCCGGCAGCCTGACTCTAAGATCAACGTGAAGATAGGTCTGTGCTGATCTGGGATAAACTCCATAATGTGAACCTGGTCTTCAGCCGTGGGATGGGTGATCTTGCGGGCCTTCACCTTCAGGCCTTTGTCTTTACGCCATTGATCCATAGCTGAATTCCCATTTCGACAAGGTATTTGGAGTCATTCACAATCTGGCCCTGGTACAGGATCAGGTAAAAACCCTCTTCGTGGACTGTTGCACGGTCAACAATGGCAGGAGTCTCGTTCAGAAAGACTTTGTTCCAGTTGGGCGACATATTACCTCCTTCTCATTCAACCTGTTCCCTCAAGGCTGCCCTCCCGACCCGAGGGGCGAGCCTGTTAAACTCCTTCTGACATTCAGGACAGCAAAAGCTCTGCTCCCGCTTCCCACGCCGTTTAGGTAAAAATGGCTTCTGGCAGGACGGGAGGCGGCACTTTTTAGCCTCCACGGAAACATGCATGTTTATTTGAGGGGGGTTTTCTGGTTGAGGCATATCACAACCCCTTCTCGCGGTAGATCCGCTCTAAAATCTCTTCCTGCCTATCGGTCAAATCCCCGTTCCTCTCAAAGTAGGGTTCGACATCACCTATAAACCGCTCTTCCCATTCGTTCAGGCGGTCAAGGTCTATCCCGTGGAGAACCCAGGTGAGACGATCTTTGGTCATGCCGCCTTTCGCTTGCCTGTGGAGGCCATGCTCGATGTCGAGACGGCCCTTACCCCTGGGATAGCCATTTCCTTCTTCAGAGCCCTTGCCTGGGCATTCAGGACGGTCATATTCGGTTCAACACAGGCGATCGCGGCCTTCCCATCGGCCACGGCGCGGCAGAGGGCGCGAAGATCCGTTACCTCGGCCTGCCAGTATGTCTTTACCGTGGCCCCCTCCAACTCCACCTTCGGGGTAGGCGGCGGGGGGATATAGACCTCGATGGGCTTCTGGTTCTCCTCAACCGTCTCATTTACCAGAGCTTCGGCCTCTTCTGTAGCTCCTGCGGCCTCAAGTTCGGCAGCCTGCCGGATCCTATCATCTTCCTCAGCCTTCCGGCGTGCCATTTCAGCCTTGACTGCCTCTTGCCGCGCAATCTCTTCCTCTTCCCGGCGCTTCTTCTCGATCTCCTGGTGGTAGGACGTCACCTGGCCGTTGAGGTATCTCTCGGCCACAATCAAGGGTTCCTCTATCTTCTTTCTCTGAGCAATAGCCTCCTGGTGAGTGCGATGGGCCGCAGATATGATGGGCGAAAAGGTATCCTCAATCTTCTTGCGGAGTCCCTTTATGTCCAAAAATACTTGATTGGCCGCGGTCAACGAGACTTGATCTTTAACGATTATCAGGTTAGCTCGGTCTGGAACGGATAGCACTTCCTTCGTTACAACTTCAATTTCGTTCATGTGATATTCTCCTTCCACCTAAAGTCAAACACTTCCTGCCTAAGTCTCTTGACTGCAATCTCGCAATACTTTGGCTCAATCTCTATGCCTATGGACTTCCGGTTGAGGTTCTTCGCAGCCACAAGGGTCGTGCCTGAACCCATGAAGGGGTCGAGGATGGTTTGTGATGTCTCTACAAGTGAAATGCACCATTTCATTAAAGAAACAGGTTTTTGAGTAGGATGGTAATGTTCTTCTTGTTCGCCGTCTCTCAACATTCCCATCCATAGATAAGAAAATAAACGTATGGGCTGATCTAACGAGCTCCATGCTAATTCACAATCTCCATAACAATTTTGTTGCCCATTAACCCGTTTATACCAAACCAACCAGCACCTTTGTGGAGGCAATTTGTCGGCAATATAGTTCCCTCCCCATATAATTTGATTCTTAGACATCGGTAAAAGTGGAGATGGGTCAATTGGAGAATTATCATTGAATGGATGGTAAATCGGATTAATTTGTCCAGCCCACCGCTTTATATTTCTTGATGTGCCTCCCATTGTCCCATCCTTGTGCATTAATCCTATCCCATACGGCGGGTCAGTCAGCACCAAATCCACCGGCTCAAGCATGGGCAGGATGTCTCGGCAGTCTCCGCAATAGATGGTTGCCCAGGAGTCCTGGTAGAAGAGGTAATCAGACAGTTTCTTCACAATCCCTCTCTCCACCTATATGCCCCCAACACGTTCAAGAATGAGGGCAGCAATCGTTTAGGGTTCTCGATAGGTTCCAACTTATAAGTCCCGTCGTCATGGAGATAAAGGTCGAACACTTTCTTTACGGGGATGTTGTTCACCCTGCATAATTCAAAGTACGCCGCTCCCTGAAGCTCATCAACGCGAACCTTGGCTCCGGACTTGAGGTCGAGAAGTATGTGAGTCTCATTCAAATCCCCCGTTCTGTCGATCTTCCCGGCATATTGATATTGCGAATGATGAAGTGGATATTCGATTACACCTGGAATGAACCCGGTTTCCTCTCTAAACTTCACATAGCCGTCGAGGTAGGGGTGGATCATAGGGTCAACGGTAGATTCATCGAGTTCATCCCGGTCGTACAGTTCCGTAGCCTTGTGAACATATTTCCCACGGAGGAGATAATATGGCTCGGCTTTCCATCGGTCATCGACAAGGCGCAGACATTCCGTCACAGAGACTAGGCGGCGACCGTCTAAGGTGTAAAGGTGTTTCTCTTCGTCGAACTCAAGTTTGGGCATTATCCCTCGGTTCCTGGTTCTGGCGGTTCCTGCACAACAAGGGTCACAATCTCAGGGCCGTAATCCGTCTTTCTATGCTCGATGGTGACATTCAGGGCACCCTGGGACGCTCTCTTTGCGTCCTCGGCCACGGTCTTGCTGAAGGTGCCATACTTCGTCTCTCCTACATGGACGGTGTATCTGGTAAACGGTTTATTGTTCGCGCCCACCCCGTCCTTCTGGGTCACGTTGTCCACGGTGGTAATAATTGTTTCCGTGTCCTTCTTCGGTGGTTCGACCTGTTTCTTCTGAGGTTCCTGGATGGGTGGTTTTGTTCCACCATTACCGGGGACAATCGTTCCGTTCTCAACCATTTCCTCAACATCTTGGGTGAAGATGTCAGAGGCCGCTGTAACTGTTAGCACAGCGTCCACCAATGCCCTCTTCTTTGCCATTTTCCAACAGGTGTTATAATAGTCAGCAGGGTTATCATATTCGACTTTCTCCCCCGTGACTTTGGCAATCATCCAAGAGTTATCCACCTTTTTCGTGGTGAATCCTTTTCCCCCAATCATCCCAAGGGCTTTCCCTGGGTCTGTTTTTTTTACATCCCAGTATTCCTTCGGAACAGGTTTGTCCGTGATCTCCGGTTCTGCGTTGCGATATCTCCATTTGGTTTCCATCGTGGAAGCAGAACCTACACCCGCCCCAAGCGTCCGCCCCGATTCAATGCTTCTTAGAATGCACTTAACCCTGTATTCCCGGTGTCCGTTCCCAAGATCAACTATTTCTGTTTCAGGATCGGGAGCCATCCTGAATGTGAGATTGAGCTTTTCTGCTCCTGGCTTGAGCAAGGCGGGTTTATCACCACATCCAGGGATAACCCCATAGTGTTCCTTGTCGTGCATTACCTTCTTCATCACTTCTTGGATTAAATCCACCTGACCCTTGATATCATTTGCAGTCAAAGGTTTTGATTCATAAACTTGCAGTTCGTTTTCCATTGTCATCTTCATTTCCTCCTTTCTCTTAGTCTCTTTCCCCTAACCATGCTTTCACTTTCTCAGGGGAGCCCCAACATCTGGATGGTAGTTCAAAGTAGATATGTTTGACGATTTCTAGCATTGCTGCCAAATTCTCATCATCGGCATGGGCAAAGGACTCAACGAGATTATTTGAAAGCACAGCTAGAAGAAAATCCCCCGTGGGTACGTGTCCCACCACATACCGATTGAGTGCGTCTAGTGTGGTTTGTTTAATCATGGCTTTCTCCTAGTCCACTCGGCTAACGTGGCAAAAAGGGCATGACGGTGGCTCGTGCCAGCTCTTGGCTTCGAACGGCTCACCGCAGGAGCAACACTTCTCCATCTTTGTAGTTGCCTCAATCTCTTTCCCTCTCATGCGGGAGATGTCAACCTGTTCGTCAAATAATTCTTCTTCAAAGAACTTTGCTCTCGGTAAGGTCAGTGCTCCCTTGATCTCCATGTGATTTCTCCTTTCTGATAGGATCTCCGTGAAGGTGAACTCCTTTGATTTTCAGAATCTTAATGAGCCAACGGACAAACCTTTCTCTCATCGCATACCTCCAATGCTAACCGTAGCCTCCAACGGGCTAGTAAAATGTCATGTTCCGTCCAGGGATTCCGTACCAGGGCCCGGAAATAGTACTCACTTTCCCTTTCCGTGTGGCTTGGATTGCACCCGCACGGGATTAGGAGTGGCATGGGTCGTTTCATTCTTCAATCTCCTTTATCGCCCTAAATATTTGCTCTGCCACCTGTGGCACTATGGCATTTCCTAACGATTTAAGTCTGTCCACCCTGTTTCGTACCCCATCATCCACTCGACAAAAGCGGGTTGCAACTTCATACCAGTGTTCTTGCCAAGGGTTTCGGAGTATTTCGGCCTCTTTGAACTGTGGAACTTTGCCTGAACCAGATCCTGCATTGTCACCATTGAGTCGGTAGGAGTCGGCAACATCTCTATTCTGGCTGCAAGGTTTGGTGTGAAATCCGACCTGCTCTGTGGGGAATGCTTCTCTGCCCTCGGTGTCGGGAGCATGGCAATCTGTTCTCTGAGGTTTGAGCATCCCCCTTTTTTCTTGCGTTCCTGTATATCCCCGGACGGGCAATCCGTTGCATCGAAACTCTGTGGAGTGCCCAACAATCCAAACCCTGTCCCTTCTGTGTGGCGCACCGATGGCGCAAGCTGGAATAACAAGCGGGATGACTTCGTACCCTTCAGCCTCCAGCGAAGAACACACTGACTCGAATACCATGCCTTCGTCGAGACTAAGGATTCCAGAAACGTTTTCTGCCACGATCCACCTCGGCTTAACTTCATGTATCGCTCTAAGCATCTCAGGCCAGAGAAAGCGGTCATCTTCTGTTCCTGCTCTCTTCCCGGCACAGGAAAAAGGCTGGCAGGGGAAACCTCCGGTGAGGAGGTCGATTCTCGTATTTTCACTGCTAAGGGTATGCCTGAACTCCCGTGATAACGTGGATCCGTCTTTATCTTCTCGTTTCTCTTGTGCCAGCTTATAGGATCTTCTTCGAAAGGATTCGCAGACGGTGTCGGCCAGAGTTTCCCTTTTGACATTCCTCACATCTCCCATAATCGGCACATTCGGCCAATGCTTCCTAAGCACCTTCTGGCAGTAGGGATCAATCTCAACAAACGAAACAATCTCAAGGTCGTCTCCCCATACCCATTGGGCTGCGAGACTGAA